CCATTGTTTTGTTTGTAGAGTTTGTATTGGTAATCTATATAAGAATCTACCTATACCCCATGATACACATGCGCGTTTAAATGCATCTGATACATGGCCTTTATCTTTTTCTACTTTAGATTCTGATCCTGTATCTGATTTCCATACCCATTTGCCATATTCTTCAGCTCCTGTTTCTGGACAATATATACCTACTTTACAGAATAATAATCCATTCTCTTCATAGAATAGGCTTTGCCAGTTTTCTGGTCCTACTACTTCGTCTAGTAAGTCTTGAGCGTCTCTAGCATCTATATATGCTACACAAGTTGCCTTTCCATACTTTGTAGATTGTACTCTCCATTTATATGATAGTTCTTTTTTTAAATCTTTTAACTTCATTTTTTCTTTGTTTTTAATTTATCTATACTTCTTTTAATTTTCTTTGCTATTTTTACTGCTATAACAAATTTTACAAATCTTCTTATCATAACAGGCTTACCTTTTAAAATAAGAATTATTGCTATTTCTTTAAATAAAAGTGTTAATACCTGTCTGATAAGTATTTTGTCTTTTTTCTTTAAACCTAAATCATGTGTTATTTCAGCTACAATTTCATTTAGGGTAGATCTCTTTTTTTTCTTTTTTTTATCCATTAAATTTTAGGAGTAATTGCTGTGAATATTGAAAATATCACACCTGCTATAACTGCTGTTGCTAATCCACTAAATGTTCCTATAAATAATATAGGAATACCCATTGTAAATAGTAAATCCCAGAAGATTTGTGTTTTTGCTAATCTTTTTTTACCTATGGATTTATAAAGTATTATGTAATAGCCTATTGCAGCGAATAATGCAATTGTGAAAATTCCCATGGTTTCTTTGTTTGTACTTCAAAAATAATAAAATATTATTTAATACCAAACAATTTAACAATTAAATAGATAGGAATTATTATTATAATTGCTAACATTAAAGAGTAAAATATAGGAATTGCAAAAAGAATTATTAAAGAAAGAAAAATAACAGAAGTAATTGGATATCTGCTAATTAGTTTAAGTATATTTTTCATTATTAATAAATTTAGTTATATCATTTATAAATTTTAATGTAATTTCTCCAACGCCAATATTTCTTCCTTTTGCAAAGATAATATTAGCTGTACCTTTAGTAGAACTTCCATTATCATTAAATTCTATTCCATAATATTCTGGTCTATAAATTAATATAACTACATCTGCAGCTTGTTCAATTTCTCCAGATTCTCTTAAATCTGATAAAGTGGGCTTACTGTTGTTTCTTAACCCTACTCCACGATTTAATTGACTTAATGCTATTATGGTAATATTTAATTCTTTAGCTAAGTTTTTTAGAGTTCTAGCTACTTTACCTACTTCTTGTTCTCTATTAAGAGATTTAGATTTAACAGTAACTAATTGTAAATAATCTACCATTACAAGATTAACTGTTTTATTTTTTACATATTCTTTAATTCTATGTACTAAATATCCTAAAGATGTAATATTACCTTCATCAATAAATAAAGGTAAAGATTCTATTTTAGTTATTGTATCATGAATTTTAGTTAATTCTTCATTACTCAAAGTTCCATTGGTAATATGTCTATTACTAATACCTGATTCCATAGATGCTAATCTTCTTATTAATTGTAAAGCACTCATTTCATAAGAAAATATTACAGTTGGTGTGTTGGTATGCTTAGCAGCATTATAAGCAAGAGCTAAAGCAAAGCTTGTTTTACCCATAGATGATGCTCCTCCTACAATAATTAAATCTGTAGACTGCCATCCTCCTGTAAAATTATCTATTTCTTGAAATCCTGATGCGATTCCTAATAAACCTTTAGTATTCATTCTTAATTCAACATCTTTAAGAAAATTACTTATTTGTGTATTTAAATCTCCTAATTCTTCAGGATTACCTATGGATAATTTAGACATTTCAGAATTTAAATCTCCTATAATAAGCTCTAATTCTTCTTGATCAGATAGTCTATTATGAACATTATGAACTATTCCTTTTAAAGTTCTTTTCTGAAATTCTTCTGTTAATATTCCTATACATGTTATAACTTCTGTAAAATCAAAAGCTAAATCTGTCATAAAAGATAAATTTAAGGCTACATCCTTTCCTTTAATATTTTTAGCTATACTTAATATGTCTATAGGAATATTTTTATCTTTTAATTTACATATCGCATGATATACAGATTTAGAAAAAGGGGTTTCAAATAAATCTTCATGTAATAAATTAGAATATTTATCTAATAACTGAGAATTAACAATTAATTTACCCAGTAAAGTTTGTTCTATTTCATAAATTTCCATGATTTATTGTTTTGATTTAGGAAGGCGAATATACTAAAAATAATAGTAAACTATGTACGTTCATCTCTTTCTGCTTCCCATTTATCAAGAATGGCATTTTCTTTCATTCTTTCTACGTATTCTATTATTTCTTCTGGATATTTAAACCAGTTTCCACATTCATTACAGATATACCCAGTGCAATCTGCTTGTTTATTACACGATGGGCATATCTCATGAATTTTGTGCATTTCCATTGCACAACAATCTGTTATTGTACTCTCTTCATAGCTACAACCGCAGCAATAACTTACTTCATCCATTTGTTAAATTTATTTATTAATAACTTCGTTTTTAGTGATCATCCACTGACAATTGTTTGCACGATGCCCTAAACTATCTATTAAATCATCAATTGATCCATCTATGAAAGCTGGGCTTCCATTATGATATTCTTTGTTATCAAATTGATTGTCTGATATCCTATATATATATGTAATTTGTTTATCAAAATCTAATATTATTAATTTCATAACATTATTATCATCTATAGTTTTCATTTGAGATTTATGTAACTCCTCAAAGAATATTTTGTTTATTTTTTCATTTAATTCTTTCATGATATTACTGGTATTACTTCTGATTTATTAAATTTTTCATTTGGAAACATAGGATGTGTTACCCATTTATATGGATCGCTCCATAATATTACTCCAGCATCATTTCCTTCATCATCCATTTGTGGAATAATTTCACATCCATTATCAAGCGTCATTACTATTGTTCTATTATGCCATCCAAAAGATTCTTCTGTTTCTTTTGGAGATAAATATCTTACTTTAACTATTTTTCTACCAACTAGTAAATTTTTTGCTTTATCTGTCCAGTATTGTTCTACTGTTTTACCATTAAATGGTGCTTCTTTAAGTACTTTTGTTTTATCACTCATAATTTATTTTCTTTATATCCTCTTGGATTGTCAATATTGTCTTCTCCACAAGTTCCGCAATATGCTTTTCTTGGGTTTTCTGTATCTTTTCCTAAATTGTCTCCGCAATTAGGACATCTTAAATCTACTGCCATATTATTATTATTTTTAGTTTATAAGGAATAGTAAAGGAAGGGAGAATAGTAGAACCTTCTGCAGATGTTTTACCATTGAGCCCCCAACCTATTTACTATTAATTTTCTTTCAAGAAATTGAAAGCTTTTTCATTCATTTTTCCACAAAGACCTGTTAATATAGATTCTTGTTTACCATATTCTCTTTTAGGAGATGATTTCTGATGTGTTGTGTATCTTGTAACACCATTAAATAAACCCCACTTGGTAGATCCAATTCTATTTACTTCACTTACAATACATGATTCAAGATCATTACGAATGTTTCTTGTTCTAGTGGGTATTTCTTCTATTAGTTTATCTGTACTTATAATACAATCTACTAAATCATTTATAAGATCAGTGTTAACAGATTTCATACTAAAGTTTTGTAAGTCTGCTATTCTTTCTTCTTGATCTGTAAAGTTAAGTATTTTGGGTAATTGTTCTACTTTTTCTTGTATAGATTTTGTATGTCTATAACCAGAAAGTGCATTACTTGATAACCATGCAAATTGATTTTGACAGAATATAACTTTATTCATAAAGCCAAACCTTAATGATGAACTACCATCATGTCCATTAATTGCATAAACATATTGTTCTGTAGGCTCATTACCTATTATAATTCTATGTCCTCTAGGTTTTTTCATTTGAACCACAACTTTTCTGCCATTATTTAATGGTATAGCCTTAATAATTTCTAAATCATTTTCACCTGCAATTTCTTGCATAGTTTCTATAATTGTAGAATTTTGTGTAGGCTCGTAAACTCCTGATACTGTGGTAAATACCTCACCTGTATCTTCTCTTACTATACC